CTTCTAATAAAAATTTATCAACGTAAGGAGCTATCTCTTTTGGAAAATTGTAATGAGGTGTAATTGACTCTTTTGAACAGGCCAACAATACAAACAAAAAAGCAAAATATTTTTTCATTTTTTTAAGGTAAGTAATTAATTGTAATCCAGCCTCTGTTATAAGAAGTTGAATCGTAAATGGGGTCATCAAATATACCGCCATCAATTCTTGTCAAGAAAATGTCCGTTGAGTTTATGCCGTTAATGCTTCCTCCAGTGTTAGCCCCTGTTAGATAGTTATTCGCCAAAAAACCCCTTGATTCAGTATCAGCATCATTTCTTATTATAGCCTGTACTGTTCGTATTTTTTTATAATCTGGTAACCCGTGTGCAATGTTTACTAATGGATTGGAATCCATATTCCAATCTCCAATATCTATTACCTTTGTAAGCAAACCGCCAGTTTTAAGATTATTTAATCTCCTTGGCAAAGAGCTTGCTATTGATGATATGGTGATTTCTTGGCCTCCAGCGTCAACGGTCGCGCTTACTTCAGCTTTCTTTTCTACTATAAAAGTTTTGCTAACCGTGTCCTCAAAAACACGTGCAACGTTTGTAACGGGTGCCGCCTTAATGTACTTTGTGAAGGTCTGATTTGTAACCGCATCGACCCTCATAAATTCACCATTCAAATAAACGATGCCAGCGGTCATATCAAAGTTTGAAGCGTTAGGACTTACCACGCACCCAGAAACTATAACGCCCTCCGCGTCCGCGTTGTACTCCGATAAAAGTCCCTGCATTGCAGCCCATACTTCAGTCTGAAAAACATCGTTTAAATCTTCGTTTGAAAATGGTGCGCCACCTGATGGCATTGGATTGTTTAACTTTCTCATGTTTTAATATGTTTCAATTATAAATCTAGTCCCTGCTAATTTTATCAACTCTGTTTCGCTTTTAACCCTTCTTTCAAGCTCTGCCGTGTGTAATGATGTAGGGATCAATACCTTAAAATCGTAACTCTGTGCTGTTAACTCTGCTGTGTTAAAAAAGTAAAATGGGTTTGATTCAGCATTGTTAAAAACGTATTGTTTTGTTAATTCTGCATTATTGTAAAAGTATATCCTATTAGCATCTGCTGAATTGTTTTCAATCAATATTTTCGGATCAACGGTTATTGAAAACAGGTCATTCAAAGCAGCTTGCAAAACCATTTTTTGCCCGTTGAACTTAGCCGACTTTTTCATCAATGTATCAAAGGAATCCATGCTAGTAGTCAATGACTGCAACGGAAACAGCAAAGCCGCCAAAAATTCTTTAAGCGATGTTCCTACCTGTAAAACTATATCAATCATTTAGTCTAATCCTTATTTTGTTGACAATGATTTCTGGGAATCCCTTTGCATCCACAAATGCATTTTTAAAAATATCCGATGTCAATTGAATCCGTATAGCTCTCTCGATCTCTGCTGGGGTTGATGTCGAGTGTAAATACTTAAATATCCCAACACCTAAAGCCGGAAATTCCTTCCAATGTCCGGGTGAACTCACTACAATGTAACCAATAGCAGCGTTGTCGGTTTCTCCTGTTTTAAAATCATCGTTAGCCTCCACAAATCCAAGATCGCGCAGAACTGGCGGAAGTAATAACTCAGCTTGTGTTGACCACGTTAAATTTGTGTATAAACTCATAATGTCTCCTCGCTCATTGTTATCGTATTAGTTAACAAGTTACCGGATGTGTCTTCCGAGATCAAGTAACCCGCTACCGTTGTGTAAAATCCCTGCACGTCTATTACCGTAGCCGATGCCAAAGCTGTAGCCGCGTCCCTGGCTTTTATTTCGGTTAAAACTATCCTGGAAACTCCAGCAACGGCCTGAACAGCGTCAACAAGTTTTATCATGAACACCGTACCGTCAAAAGCTTCTGACTGGAATGTGCCAAAGAAGTTATTAATAGCCGCTATCACGTTTGTTTTAACGGTTGCCTCCACAAATTGACCAAAGAAATATACCGTGGCCTGTACCCTCATTCTATCAGGGTTTAGGTTTACAAATGTAGTCCTAACACCAGCAAATCCTACGCCCTCGGTAGTGCCGGTGCCAAACCAATAGTTTTGAAGTGCAGTTAATTCAGGTGCCGATAATGGGGCAAGTGATGGGGCTGTTCCTTTTGCCACCTTTATAGCCAAATCTCCGCTTCCTAGTTGTTTAACTGAGCATTGAGTAACTATTCTTGCCGATTCGTCAACAGGCACGTAAGTAGGCACAAAATCAACCAAAGTAACCACGTCTCCATACTGAAAATTAAGTATCTGCCTTTGCACCCATTTAGCGTTTCCGGAAATAGACTGATCTCTTAGTGTGGTTATTTCCGATTTTGTAATGTCCAGAATTGTCTCAAACGTAAATATCGCAGCCGCTACAACGTATATCATTACGTTAAAAATAGAGGTCTTACTTCCTCCCTCTTCCGGGAATAGGTAAGCATCTAATGACGGGTAAGTCCTGATGTTTGTCTTTATTTCTTGCTGTATTGCCTCTAATGATCTTGCCATGTTATATTTCGGTTACTACCTGTCCTGTAGGTACATTTTCCACGTCCGTAGCGTTTGCCGTCCCGTTGTATCGGCTGCTCAAAGATACCCTTAATCTAGTTCGATAATCACGGGTAGGAATCTCTACGTTGTTAAAGTTTTCGTCAAAGTCGGTTTGAATCTCTTGGAATGTTGTAAACGTTAGCCCGCTTAGTTCGGTCGGTGCCATTAATTGAATTGATTGATCGAATGTGTCCGCAAAATCAAATGTGTCTAATCTTTCAAACTTGTAGCTTTCAATCCCGAACCTAAAACGAACTGTTAAAATGTAATCTTTGATACCAAGCGGTAAATTGTTTGTTTCGTTCACAATAAATTCAACAAAGCAGGCCGGATATGGAAATGGTTTTTCAGTACGGTACCCAAAACGGGAACCAGTTGTCCCGTCTTTCCTGTCGTTATGCTCATTTGAGTTCACGAATTGATTATTGAACATCCGAACGGTTTTTATAGCCGGAACGTCCGTGTTAATTCGTGCTTTTATGTACTCAAAAAAGGCTTTCATTTAAATACGCTTTTCAATGCCAGTAAAATCTCGACTCCATTCCTTCGATACAACCATCTTGAAGCCCCGATAAACTTTCTTTGCGGAAGTCGATCAGTCCCTTCGTTGTGATACTTTGCGTATGGCACCGTAGTACCTACCCGCCTGTGATTCATGCCCCGTTCCGTTACACGAATATCCTGACGCATACGCCCTGTTTTTACAAGCATCTGTCTGGACTGATCTTGTACCTTTCTCTCTTTCCACTTTTGGCCGTCAAACGCTGTTTTGTCGAACGTGTCTACCTTAAAGTATTGCACCGCGTTGTTGCCCATTCGCTCCAAAGCCGCCTGTTTAGCAACAACCAAAGCCCTCATTTTTGCCCTGAATTGGAATTTACTCATGGCACAAATAGGTTATAGTTTGCCTTCTTAAATCCAGCGTCACCTTTGGCAACCGAAAAGTAAGGGTGTTGCTTTGGGTCGAAAATATACCCATCAATTCCCGGATTCATTCTGAATAGCTTGGGAAACTTTTTCTCGTCTTCCAAATCTGATAAATCCCTTTGCGTTAAATCTGTTTCTTTGCCTTTGTAAATAGGAACGGTAAAACATCTACAGTTCCATCCGTTCTTAGGCATATTATAACGCCAAAACGGATCTTCCGGAGGCAATGTAATACCGTCTAAAATAGCGTGTTCGTCTCTTACTCTTTTGTCGCGTTGGGTACGGTATTGGATCAATGGAGTCTGATTTACCATGTAATCAGTGTACTCCCTAGCCATCTGGGACTGCCCCACAGCGGTGTTAAATTCTGTCTTTAGGTAGTTTTTATTGTAGTTGTCAAACACTTGACTGGCTTTCTCTCTGAACTCTTTAAACTCTGCCTTTTCGCCTTTTAGGTTTATGATAGCACTCATTTCCCTAACCTGTGAGTATTGCTTTGCAGCCGAAAACACGTAAAGCGACCTGCGCAATTTAGTTATGTTGCTGAATAACTTTGATTCTATCCTGAAAGAAAACAAGTCACCTCCATATCCTTCAAACAAAGCCTTTTCAAAATAGGCTGCAATCTTGGCGTGATATTCGGGGTTGAGTAAATTTTTATTTACGATCCCGTGGTAAACCAAAAGCAAATAAAACTCAATCTCCTCGGCTGTGAAGACATTTGGCTCGTCAACGCTTTTAGTTTTAAACCAATCAAACATTATACAAGTTTTTGATAGCCTGTTTTATTTCTTCAGGATCGTCTTCGACTTCATCAACCTCAGTGCCGTAGGTTTTCATGATGTATTCCTTTGTAGGCTTGTAGCCCATTTGCGAAATCCTTAAATCTATTTCGCTACGTTGTGACAAAGGTACTTTTTCCGTTGTGTCCCATTGGAACGTTACCCCGTTAAGGTTTACCCCTAAGTTTTTTAAAAATGTAAACAGTTCACCGTTTACCAGTCGCTCAATAAACACCCCGTCCGCATCCCCGTACATATTGGCCACATTTTCGCCAACCTCCCCGACTACCTGACCCGTATTGTTTGAAACAACGTCCTGGCCAAATACTAATTTTGAAACCTGTGAATCGACATACTTAATTAATTCGTGATAAACCTTAAATGCATCTGTTCTAGGGCTGCCAATGTATTCCACGCGGTCACCTTCGTTGAATACCCCGTATGAATTTGCGCCTAAATTCTTGATCGCTTCTATAAATTTTCTCCTATCCTGATCCTGCGCCCTTGTATATCCTACCCTCTTGTCCATTCCAAAAACCTCCGCCCACTCGCTCCAGTTGCCTAAACAGTTGTCTTTGAAAAGGATATATTTAGCCGCGTTGAATAGTATCGAATCTAAACAATGCCCGTAATTACCAATAAAAAAAAGGCTGTTTTTGTACTTTGGGTCATCGAATGAAACACCCGTACTCATGCCGGGCGTGTTGGTAATTATCCCATATTCCGGCTTTACGTTGTCCCTGTCGATCACGTTTACACCCGGGTAAATCTTTGTTTTGACTTGGTAGGGCATGAAAGATGTCCCGTTCCAATTGCCAAACTCTATAAGTGAATAACCCCACAAACGACTATCTAAAGCCGCGTCTATAAAGTCGGTAAACCAGTTGGCTTGGAATAGCTTTGTCCGTTCGTCTTCCTCGCCTGCTGAATTTGCCAATTTAAAAGCCCTTGTTTTGGTCTTCATCTTTCGGCTGTTAAAGTTTGCCGATAGATTAGGGTCTCTGACCAACTCCCTGTAAATGTCATGCAATAATTGCCGGTCGTGGTTGTTGGGATTTTCAGCAGAGTCAACCGCTAACCGTAAACGAAGCAAATCCTGCCGAGTCCTGATCTTTTGCTGTTCCAGGACGTAAAGAATTGGAGACTCTTTTTTTACTTCCGGTGTAATAACCGCTTTTGTTTGAAAATGATGTTTACCCATGAAGCGAAGCGTCTGTGAATGGTTTAGAAATAAACTTTGTTTGGCTTCCTAGTTCGGTCACATAGACAGGATCAGTTGCAAATGTCGCAACGTTAAGAGATAAAATCCCGTCACGAATATCCTTTAATGTCTGGAAAGCCTGTTTACAAGCTATATCCCTAAGTTCTGGAATATCTCTTGGGTTTATCGTTTTGTGCAGCGAACAGATGGCAAGATCAATGTAAACAGATAACACCATTTCGTCACGCTCCTGCGAAAATGTTTTACTAAGCTCGGAGTCGATTGCATATTTTGATTTTAGGTAGCTTTTAATCGTGGAGGCAGCGAGATTTTCGTGCTTTGCCCTTACCTGATCCTGTGTTAACCCTGATGTGTTGGCCGCTTGCTCAAGTATCTCGTCTAAGTGGTCAATAGCTATCGAAATTGTATAGTCTGATTTTTGAAGATACGGCATACGATAATTTTCCCAAAATTGGATATTTTCCCATTATAAAACAAACGTTTTACCGTCTAAAGTTATATGAGCGGTCGTTACCAACATCGTAAGACGGTGTAAAACCACCGCTTAGATAGTAGTTAAAGTCAGACATAAAACACTCGCACATGAAGTAACAAAAGGCATCAATAGCGTGGCCGTGCTTTTCGTAACTTACCCCAGTATTTGAATCTGTAACCCTCTTTTTTAATATTCCACCTTCCTCGTCTTCCAGTGCTGCCGCAAAGTCGCTAATCGCTATTTTACAGCTACGGTCTATCTCAATTTTTAAATCCCTGTAATCCTTTTCAAAAACAAGGTTAAGGAAGCCAGCCCGAGCCACTACCGGAGGGTTTTTTGATGGTACCCGCATGCATGGGTGATATTGCTGAAGATAGCTAATTATGTCGGTAAAGAAGTTTTCCCCGTACTCTTTGTCTGTTTCGTTCTTTTGAGAACTTGCATCACCATAAATAAACATTCCTGAGTGATGCCCGCCTAAATACTGGATAATCTCAGTGCAAACCCTTTTTCGTGTATTAAGCGGAGGCCGTGGGCATATTTCGTGAATCATTTGCACCCGTCTACAAGTATCTGTTTTGATCTGCCAAATCTGGCAAGTTATGTGAGGGTTTACGTTTTCGTCAAAGGTTATGTGAACCGGCAAATGCGGGTTTAGTTCATGCTGAAAATGGGCATGTTTGTCAGCGTTGAACTCTTTGAAGTATTCCGCTCCCGTCTTTTGCCGGGCGTTCCAATCTCCCCCCAATAGGCGCAAACGGTCAAAGGCCGAAAGGTTGTTTTCTAGCGTGTCGGCATAGCTTTCAGCAAATTTCTTGTTTGGATTGCTTGCCAGTGTAGCTGGAATAAATACGGCCTTTTTATTGAATTTACCCTCTAATTGAGGTATTACTATTTCGTCTCTGATCCACCCGTCACCCGGATTGCAAGTTATCAACTGTTTGGGAAATAGGTCAAATTCCTCATGTTTGTAACGAGTACGGCTAATCAATAGGTCTGCCGCTCTCCTGTGGGTGTTAATACCCTCCTCTATGCAACCAAAGGTATATTCCCGTGACCCAAACCTTTCAAAGTTGGGATCGCTAGGATAGGCCATTGTCTCAAGTAGGTATATTTCCGATCCGTTTGGATACGTTATTTTAGATTTATCCTCTCGGTACTTGTAAACCGATCCGGTCATCTTGGTAATGTCAAAAAACGTCAAAAGGATTGATTCTTTGATGTCCTTCAATGTTTCACGTGCCAGATACCCGCGACATCCCGGAAACTGTCTGGCCATGTAGTCGGTGTAAAGACTAATTAAAACGCTTTTTCCGCCTCCAGCCTGTCCGCCATAGACTAAACGTGTTATTTCCTTATGTTTTGGTGAGGTGAGCCGCCAAAAGGCTTTAGATTGTTCGTTTGATAGCGTTAGTTCCAAACTTTATTGAATAACTCAAAACCAAGAATAACAACACAAACTGCAATCCCAACAATTACACAAGTCAAAAAGATGGCTCTAAACCAATCATTTTCATTTTCTAATTTATTTCTAAATACCATATTTTATTTTTTTTAGAAAGTGTTTTGTCGGATGCTGTCAGAATATTATTCCGTATCTGGTTTAACGTTCAAAGTAAAAGGCTTGCCGCCTGTGGTTAAATCTA